ATCGCGCAGGTTGGCACCGCGCAGGTCGGCTCTAGATCCGTTTTGTCTATATGAATCAACCCATATTTTATGCTCGGCGAGAATTTTGTTTAAATCGGTAAGGTTCATTGTTACCTCGATTTTCAGGCATTAAAAAAGCCGCCTAAGCAGCTTGTGTTTGTAGTGAACTTGCCAAAGCCCTCACGTATAAGGGCAGCGGTAAATTGACTTATTTCTGGGATATTTAGCCACGCCCAGCCGTGGTTTCCCTGCTTTCCACAGTCAAAGGAAATTGATATGTTGGTTATTCCACAGTCAATATAGGGATTTATAAATGGCAGATTTTACTGTAAGGGTTGAGCTACATGATGCCGAGTCTGATGACTACGAGACTCTTCACGAAAAAATGAATGCAAAGGGGTATCAAAAAGAAATAACTACAGATGATAAAACTTATAAATTACCGACTGCTGAATATGTCTGTAGTAAAAATTTATCTACATCTGAAATTCGTGATGATGTACTGAGGATCGCGAACACAGTAAAGCCAAAGTCTGATGTTCTTGTCACAAAATCTGCTGGCAGGGCGTGGAGCCTTAATCGAGCTTAATAATCTTGACCAAGCTTCGCCTTTTCTTCATTTTCTCCTGAGGAATGAAGCTCGATAAATGCCTCTCTTACCTCTCGGGCCAGTGTTTTAACTGGCTCTATTTTCTCATCCATCCCCATACCTAAAGTAGAAATTCTGTTTGAAAGCGTTTGGGCTGCGATTAACTGCATTTCAAATGGTAACTCGTCAAATCTCATACCTACCTCTCTGTTTAAATAATTTGAATTCTGCTATTTCACAATGTGAACAGCTTCTTTACGGTTGGTGCGAAAGCCAGCGCTAAACATCGCCACCTGAGCCAGACAAATATTGTCAGCGCTTGGTTGCTCTTTGCTGCGGATAGGGATTGGCATTGTTGCTTTGTATATCCGAGCGGAACACCCTGTGAGGGCCGTAGCGATGTTCTTTTCTAATCCTGCATCTCTCTTGCACTCAGCCCGATGCGCGATAGCACGAGCCAGTTTCTTGCGTTCTTTGGCATTCATTGGATTACTCCAGTTGGTTGGCTTTGGTCTTGGTGTCCAGTGATGAATTTCTGGATTGAGCTAACATCTTTCGGCGGTGGAAATTGCATTTACCTCTTAGGCGGGGGATTTTCCGCTACTCGCCATAACCGCATAGGCTGCGCATCATCACTGCGCACTCACCAAGCCAAAGCCAACTTCTCTTTGGTGCGACCGAATCAGTCGCCATCTAATTGTTAAATAAGCAGCCTGTCTTCCTGACTGGCGCGGCTGGTAGTTCCGTCTGCCGCATCGATGTTTCGTTTCGATGGGTTTAATATATGCGCATTACGCAAATGCGTCAAACGCATATTTATAAATATCATTCGCATATTGGCTATTCATTTGAACTATAAGCATATTTATTTTTACCGATATGCAGATCTGCACATCGAACTCATCTAACAGGCGTGAAAAGTGTGCTAAATTGGGTGGAATTTATTCTGTGAAGGGGTGAGATATGGATAGCGAACAAGAGTTTTTCGAGCAGCAGCGGCCGGAAGTGGCGCAAGTTATCGGTACTGCTGTGATGCAGCTACTAATAGAGAGTGGGGAAGTGTCGAAGGATTCGATAGCAGAGATGATAGAGGTGCTGTATCAGGAGGAACAGGTAACTTTAGCCGTCGAGTTAGCTATTGATATTCTGCGATTACCGCCAGAAGGCTGATTACAGGCACAAAAAACCCGGCAGCGGGACCGGGTTAGATTAAGTGACTAGGTGTTGGATTTCTAAAATTTGGGTTATGACCCGAATAATGAACAAATCGAATATTCTTTTCACTCAATATTTGATAATGAACTACATATTCTGATGTCCATGAGCCGTAATTGCTTGTTTTCCTGTATTCTTCATAGCCAACATGGTAATGCCAAAGATGATTATGAACCGCAAATTCCTCAGCTTCTTTCCGTTTTGGGCCCATAAAATTACTACTAAAGCTATTGGAGTTTTTATTTTTACCGGGAAGATAGGTAAATCCTTTTAACTCCACATGCAAAGTCAAGTTGCCAATGATTTCTTGCTCATCCTCAGTTAAGCCTTCCAGTAGCGAGGTAAAGTGCTCAGAGTAATCAACTTGAATGTCCATTTAATCGTTCTTCTTTTCTTATGCGCATCCACTTAACAAAATCAGCTCCGGTTTTAACCCAATCAGGCCGCTGGGTTGTTGGGCTATCTATACTTCGCTGTATTACGAGTATATCAAACTCGGGGTTAATCGCAGATTCAGTTAGCCACTTCATTTCCATGTTCCACCCCTTCAAGTTAACCGTTAGAAAGGGAGTATGGTTTGTTTTTTCATTCGTTGCAATTACGCGATTTTTGTTTTCAAAAGCAACAGCCACACCATACGAGGACATTAAGTTTACTGCCTGAGATGGCACTACTGGCTGACGTGCAATATTAGCAATCACTTTTAACTCCTTATTGCTTTTGTTCTTGTTCTTTATCAAAAGCCTGAAACTGTGTAGTTATTATTTTCGATAATTCTTCTGCATGCGCTCGAGTCATTGTCATGGATGCAACGATCTCTTTATCTAAATAGACTACTCCATCAAAAGTACCGCTCTCACCATCTTCCATAAGTGACATTTTATGTTTCACAAAATGAATTGTACAGAAAGAATCCAACCCCATCTGTGTTGGAATTGTGAATGATGTATCAATAATTTCAGACACATAATTATCAGATCTAGCCATTACTTTGTTAGTATTTTTCATATATAAATCCTTTGTTCATTTTAGTTTAAGGTTTTGTTGGTATCTTGTTAAATCCATCACCCCACCCCAGTAGGCCAGCAGTACCCTACCTACCCAACATCTCTGACACTACATATCCAGTGGGTTAGCCGTGAATCTTATATGCGCGAGACTGACTAATCAGGACTTTAGATACAATACTAAGATTAGCTTCAGTGTGCTGATCGATATACCAGGTCTCATATTTTTTGTTATCTGAAATCACTGCTAGCCTTTTGTGCTGTAGCTGCAATCTCTTAACGTATAAATCGTTATCTAAAACAAAGATATAAATCCCATCACCATCAAAATAGTTAATGCTGACATCAACGAATATTTGATCTCTTGGTTCAAACGTTCCCGACATGCTGTCACCGTTGACGGCAATCAGTTTTATATTTTCCTGTGGGCGATTCCCAAATAGTAATCTTGCCTCATCAGAGGAGTATTCAATGGATTTTATCGTCTCTATAAACTCATCTTTCAGAGCAACCCCTTTACCAGCACTGGCAGAGATATTAAGGACTTCAACACGGTAAGAGTCAGATTTATTAGTCTGTTGCTTGGCCGGAGGCTCCACAACTTCATCACTAAATAGATCAACCACTTTAACCCCCAGAGCATCAGCAATTTTAGTAAGCGTTGCTTCCGTGTAGCCCTGCTTGTCCCTTTCCAGTCGTGAAACATTCCCCACATCACTACCAATAGCGGTGGCTAATTCAAGGATTGTCATCTTCTTCGCTTTGCGAAGGGTGCGAATGCGATTACCTATTTTCATAACTCTATTGAATCCGTTTTTTGCGTTTACCGCAAAGCGCCTTGCGCATACTTGCTTTATCGCATAATATGCGTATAGCGCATTTAAAGGAGTGAAATATGCAAACACCACTAAGAAAAATGCGTGTAGAGAAAAAACTGACAATCGCAGAAGTGGCACTAGCTGTTCAGTGTGATGTCGGGAACCTAAGCCGAATCGAGAGGGGCACTCAAATTACCTCTTTGGAAATGGCGGAAAAGCTCTCTCGGTTCTACGACGGAATGATTACCGAAATGCAGATTCTCTACCCGCAGAGATACATGAAAGCTGTAAGCGACGCAGCTTAAGCACTACCGCTCTTTACACAACTTAGGCGACTGCTTCGGTCGCAACACTACCAAAGTGACAATCTCACAGCTTTGTCACGCACTTAAACAACATGGAGATCATACGAAATGGATAGCGCAAGTAACAGCAAGAGAATTATGGAAGTTGAATCTGAGCTACGTAGCCGAATGGCTATCAAGGGCCAGAGCAAGTTTGCACGTGAAGCTGGCTGGGCCGAATCAAAGGTAAGCCGGTTAAACGTACATGACATGGCAGTGACGTTTGTTCTTCTGGAAAAAATATGGGAGACGAGCGTGATAAGGGAAATCGCAAGGCAGGCTGTTATTGCGGTGACCGGAAAGCAGAAAGCCCCTGCGCGAACAGAGGCTTCAGAACAGCAAATAACTATGTCTTTCTAGAGGTAATAATAATGCGAAAACGCAGGATTATCAAGCAAGAAGAGGAACGGCGTCACCCTGACTCACCTGATGGATTGCTAATGGCAGCAGCCGTTAACAAGTCATTTGCTGAAAGGCTGATTGGAGTAATTAGGTTGGCTAAAGCAGGGGTGAAAGATGAACGTCGTTAGGAACATATCTGACTACCAAAAACCTCACTTGGAGGTCGTGGAGCGTCGAGTGGCTGATACCGATGATGGGTATACCCGGATCGCGAACGAGCTACTAGAGGCCGTTATGTGTGCTGATTTGACTGCGAGACAGCTAAAGGTTGTTCTCGCTGTTATCCGCAAAACTTACGGTTTCGGTAAAAAGACCGATCGGATAACTAATACACAGATAGCGGGAATGACAGGCATACACCACACGCATGTTTGCACTGCTAAAAATGAAATGATAGCCATGAAAATCATTATCACTTCAGGCAATCACATAGGGATCAACAAGGTTGTGTCTGAGTGGAATTTCAACATTAGCCAAGTTAGCGAAACATTAGCCAACTCAGCTAATAAAAGTTTAGCCAAGATAGCTAACGACTATTCGCCAACTCAGCTAAACACAAAAGAAACTCTTCAAAAGAAAAAAGAAACTACCCCTAAATCCCCAGAGGGGAGTTTGGTAGAGCAGGATAAATCAAAACCCAAACAGTCATCATCAAAATTCACGTTTGACCGTGAGCGTTTCAAAGAAACATGGAACTGCAAAGCCAACAAGCACGGACTGCCTCGCATAGTTAGCATCAGCACAACTACCGAGAAAGGGGTTAAGCGTCTGTATGAATCCCATCTTAAACATTGCAAAGAAACAAAGCGCATCCCGCGAGACATGGACACATTCATCAATGGCTACATAGAGTTCGGTTACACGCCAAGCTCGTTTGCTATGGGAGAAAATCCGGCTGGTAAGAAATACGGGATAGATACTGCGCTAACCCAAAGAATCATCGACCAAGTGATTAGCCAGGAGGTTTAACATGGAAAGCTACGATTTTGAAGAGCAACTGATTGGCTCGATGATTATCAAGGGGGATCATATCGACTGCCACGAAATCACCGGTAAGCTTCCTGCTGACGCTTTTGAGAACTTCCACCTACGCAACATGTACTCAGTGATATCCGCGCTACTGAGCAAGTGCGAACCAATTGACCCGTTTACCATTCAAGAAGCCGTGCCAGTTGGTACAAAAGACATGGTGCTTACGGTTTCCTCTCGCTGCAAATCATCGGCAAACATCAAGGCGTGGGCCAAGAAGGTTCGCCAGTGCTGGATGCTTCGAAAGGGTGAGTCTGAATTCATTCGGGCTGCGGGGATCCTGCGCAGTGCTGGCTCTCACAATATCAACGAGTGCATAGCGGAAGTATCAGGGATTGTTTCTCGCTTGCAGTTTGAGACGAATGACAAGGTTCCACGGCGAGTTGGTGACATGCTGGACGATTACATGCAGGTGTTGGAAAAGCGAATGCATGGTGCTGAGTCTGGTCTCTACCTGAAAACCGGCATCGAACCGATGGACGATGAATACGGTGGCTTTGACCGTACTGACCTGATCATCATCGCTGGGCGTCCGGGCATGGGCAAGACCGAGCTGGCAATCAATATCGCTAACTCAATTGGCCGGCAGAAGGGGAAAGGGCTGTTAGTTTCAATGGAAATGTCAGAAATGCAGGTGGTTGAGCGTCACGTTGCTGACCGGGCTGGTTTATCTGTTGGCGCATTGCGTAACCCGATCAACATGATTCAGGAGCAATACACCCGACTGACCGCCGCTACTGGAACGTTGATGGATGAAAACAACTACGTTATCGATGGGGCATTCACGGTCGATGAAGCTATCGCCCATGCCGAGCGCATGAACATGGATAGCAATCTCAGCTTTTTGGCTATCGACTATCTTGGGCTGATAAATAAACCCAAGGCAGAGCGTAACGATATCGCTATTGGCGAGATCACCCGCAAGCTAAAGCAGTTCTGCCTACGAAACAAAGTTCCTGTAATTCTCCTGTCCCAGCTTAACCGAGGCGTTGAAACCAGAGTTGATAAGCGGCCCACACTGGCTGACCTGAAGGACTCAGGATCAATCGAGCAAGATGCTGATGTGATTATCTTCCCGTATCGCGATGAGGTTTATCACGAGAACAGCAACATGCGAGGCATTGCCGAAATCATTGTTGGAAAATACCGCTCTGGCCAGCCAAAAACATTTTACATGGGATGGAAGAATGGTCACTTCGTTTGCATGGATCAGGCAGATGCCGCAATGCGTTTTGCTGCTAACGAGAATGAACCTAAACAGGCTGCTAACTGGCGCTAATTCGAGGAAATCATGATGGACACAACAACATCGCGGGAAGATTTTGAGAAGCACATTCGAGAAAACTTCCAATACCCAACATTGGAAATGGAACCAGAGGACGGACCTTGTGCTGGGGAGTACGTTGACACCATGCGTGAAGAACAGTTTCAGCTATGGAATACAGCATGGCAAGCATCCAGAGAAAGCATTGTTGTGACGCTTCCGCAGCGACAAGCACTCTGCGCATCTGGTTATGGTGACGGTTATTTCGTCCCAAGCAATTCAGGCGAAGGTCTGGAATATGACGAAGTAGTCGAGGCCCTCCGCTCTGCTGGACTTACGGTTAAAGGGGATTGATATGAGCAGAGCAATTGAATCGTTAATTACCGCTCTTAAAGCTGCGGCCCAAGAAGAAATAATGTTCCGTGAGTCCAGTGACACATCAGATCAATGGCAGGATGAGGCTACACCTGAGAATGTGCTGTTGTTGATAGCTGAAGTTGAGCGAACTGGATTAGTGGTGGCAGCCGCGCAAAAAGACGCTGATTTATATGGTGTCGGATTTATTGTTTTCCGGCCTAACGAATCACCCAAAAAAGCTGACCCACGTAAAGTTTCATTAACGTTCACTGATTCAGGATTAGGTCATAAGGTGCTGATATGAAAGAATTAGAGCAATTTACAGTAGAGCGGCTGGAAGAATTATCAAATGCGAGAATGATATCCGGTCATGATATTGCAGATATCCGCGCTCTGGCCCGAATCGCGTTAGCTGCAAAGAGGGCTGAGCCGTGGGGGTATGAAGTTTCTGGGAAATTATTCAACAGTCTTTTCGTTGCTGGTAATTACGCCAGCGAAATGCAATGCGAGACGTTGGCACTCTACACCACCCCTCCCGCTAACTCTCCTGTAGTGCCAGAAGGGTGGAAGTTGTTACCGGAAGAAGCAACTCTAGCCATGCTCACGCTACTGGGATTGACAGGAAGCTTTGAAAGTATGCAAGAGCGCTATGCCAATATGCTAGCCGCCGCGCCGGAGAAGGAAAATGGATAAAAAGGTCTTCGTATTATGCGGTGATCAATACAAGAAAAATGCCCTCCAGTTTATAAATCAACTCCCTGTTAATCCTGATAAACCACTCCTGATAACAATCCAAGAGCGAACCCGCACATTAGACCAGAACGCACGTTTATGGGCTACGTTGGGCGATATAGCTACGCAGGTTGTATGGCATGGTCAGAAGCTTAGTAGTGAGGACTGGAAGCACATATTCACCGCATCACTGAAAGGGCAGAGGTCAGCGCCGGGGATTGAAGGTGGCTTTGTAGTGCTGGGCCAGTCAACGAGCCGCATGACCGTTGGAGAGCTGCGCGACCTGATAGAGCTGATTAATGCTTTCGGCGCTACGCATGGCGTTAAGTTCAGCGATGAATCACGGCTTGCTATCGAGTGGGCTAACCGGTTTGGCGATAAGGGAAAGGTGGCAGCATGATTACTCTGATATTAGTCGCAGCTTATTTCTGGATGGCTGGGATGATGGCTGAATACTCACACACGACAATGAAGAACGCAGGCAAACAAGTAAGCATGCTATCAGTTTCTTTGCTCGGTATAGCGTGGCCAGTTGTTCTGTTCTATTGGGGGATAGGAGCGCGAAGATGACGCAACGAAGCAGTACCCAGATAGCCATAGACAACCTAATCTTCCGCAAGACCTCTCGAACCAAGCCTAAACCCCAAATCCCCGCTAGCCAGATAAAAACGTATGACCACGTTTTCGTATTGCTGCGCGCCAAATTCGACAGAGTAAGGAGAACGCGATGACTGACTATTCAGCAATGAGTGATTTCGAAATTAACACGTTGGTAGCGAAAATTGTATTTGTGGAGATCCACCCCATGCAGTTGCAGGCGCTCGATTTCGGGGTGCTCAACTACTGTAAACATCCAGATGACGCATGGCCTATTATCACAGCTAACAGAATCAATGTGGAATGGCATGAGTACAAGGACGACACTTTTAAACCTTATGCCTTGTCCAATGAAACCATGATTGGTTGCTATGACGACAGCCCACTCCGTGCCGCCATGATTGTTTACCTGATGATGAAGGAGAAGGGTGATGCCTGAACTCCCCCAATCAATATGCGTGTATTGCTTCCTGATGCTTAACAAAGGAGAAACCTACGCTCATCAGAAATGCATTGATAAAGCAGCGAAGGAGGCCGCCGATGATAACCGGCAAGCCGAAGAATAAACCGGTAAAGCTAAAGAAGTGCAAGGTCTGCCCCACCAAGTTCGCCCCTCGTAACTCCCTCCAATTAGTCTGCTGTGGTCACTGTGCTTACCTCTACCAAAAGCGGCAATCTGAAAAGAAAGCGGCTGATAAGGCATTGGAAGAAAGAAAAGTATGGAGAGAGCGAAAGGCCAAGTTGAAGCCATTGAAGCATTGGGAGGATATGACTCAGCGAGTGGTGAATGACTACATCACCAAGGGCCGGGACGTTGACGAACCGTGTATTAGTTGCGGAACTTATCAGGCATTTGAATGGCACGCAGGGCACTTCAGGACGATAGCTAAAGCATCCCAAATTCGATATGACGAGGACAACATAAATAAACAATGCAGTGCGTGTAATACCCACCAGTCAGGAAACATCACGCCGTACCGCATCAATCTTGTAAAGAAAATCGGTCCTCAGCGCGTCGAGGCGCTCGAAAACAACAACACTCCTCACCGATATACCCGCGAAGAACTCGACGGCATCAGAAGCCTGTATCGAGCGAAATTGCGTGAGCTTAAAAAACTTCAGGAGGCCGCATGATTGCAGATATAAAAACCATCCCAGAATTACTTATCGCCGCCTATGGAAACCAGTCAACCGTGGCGACCCAGTTAAACACTCAGCGCTCAACAGTAAAGAAATACGCTAATGACTCTAAGGGCGAACGGCACGCCATTGTTAACGGGCGGCTGATGGTTGGGACGGCGAGCAGGAAGAGGATTTATAAATGAGACTGGAATCAATAACAAAACACTTCTTCGCTAAATCTACGATGATTAGCGACTCTCCACGGGCAACGGCTTCTGATTCACTTACCGGCACCGATATCATGGCAGCTTTAGGGTTGGCAGACCTTAAAAGCGGCTTCGGGCTGGAATTGTTCTTGGCAAAGCAGGGGATCAGTAATCCGCATCACGCCGTGGAAAGCCTTACTCAATATGCGCTGAAAGAATCCGTTAAGTACAAAGCAATCTCTAAGCTCGATGAGGATATTAAACAAAGCGTCGTGCAAACTCTCGCAAGATATGCGTTTGCAGATTATGCGCGGAGTGCGGCAAGCGTTCGCGAGTGTGAATGCTGCAAGGGGGAGGGGTTCATAGAGTCAGAGGTGTTCACAACTAAAACATCAATGCCACTATTCAACAGAGAGATCGTTAAAGGTTCCATTAGTTTTGGCGTTGAGGGATTCCGACCTTCCGAATATGAAGTCCATCGGGATCTGCGCGAAACGGTGAGATTGCTATGCAAGCCATGCGGCGGGAAAGGCGTGGTTTCCAACTCATGCCGGTGCAACGGTAAAGGGACCGTCGTAGACAAAGAAAAGTCAGAGCAGCAGGGCGTGCCGGTTTATAAAACCTGCAGTAAATGCTCAGGTCGTGGATATTCTCGCTTACCTTCATCTGAAGCCTGCGTAGCCCTTGAGGAGTTCGTTGGTGAGATGCCAGAAACCACATGGCGACGTAATTTTAAACCGCTATATGAAGCGCTGATAAGCAAATGCCACGCAGAAGAGGAGTTAGCTGACTCACAATTGCACTCCGTAACACGATAGGAGCACGTTTGCCACGGATGGCGACACTTTAAAAGCAAAGTGTTGACTATTTGGCGGAAATGGACTAGATTTATATCTAACGGTGGTAATTGCATCCGTTGAAGTGGTAAGCAAGGTGTTGCGGCGGCGCTTGTTACCAATTTGATACCGCCGAGTTGGTCACTTCGCCTAAGGGCTGGGACTACAACTAAGCAAGCTGAGAGGTTTGCAAATCAAAGAAGGCTCAGTTTAACGACTGGGCCTTTTTGCATTTCTAAAAAAATATATCAAAGATATAATTATCTGAGGTGTCTATATGTCAGCAGGTTACCCACCAATTTGCCGCGGATTCTGCCAGTGTAGCTTGTGCAATGGTATGAACCATACCAAGGCTGGAGGCGGTGGCGGCATCGGCTATAGTCGCACTCCTGATAATGGATTTCCAATCAGTATTTTTATCGCTGATGGCGCAATTCAAATTGAGAATATCAACGAATCTTTCGAGATCATTATCAAGGCAGTTAGTCCACTCTCTAACTCTATCGTGATCCGCGCAAGGGGTGTTGAAACCCCAGTGTAAAGGGTGCAGAAGAAATCTTGAACCTTGATTTGCTCTCCTCTCACTACCAGCCATAAAAATAACATTAGCAACTGACTCAACGTTACTAATGTTATGAGTTATCAATTTGACGGGTAAAGATTTAAGAAAATGATACGCGGTAAAACCAGCAACAAGGTCACCACCTTGACTGGATATATGGAGTTGTATTGTTGTAGCCCCACTACCTACGGCTTTTAAGCATGCATCCTGCAACCAAGTTACAGTACTTGGCGTTACAGGGCATAAAAAATGAACGGTATGGATCATTGCTTTACTCCTTTTTAAATAAACAGAAAACATATCACTCAAATTTATATATCCATATAAAACAACATTAGAGTTGCGCTATAGCGCTGCTTTTGCATTTAGCCCTCCGTCTACACCAATCAACCGCAAACACCCTCTAGCGAAAAGTGGAAAAGTGGAAACGGCGGCAGGACTATTCCCTACACAACAGCATACAAACCCGACCAACGCCGGGGAAACAATTCCCCACAGGGGAGGCAGGATATGAAAATGCACAACTCCCCGGATGTATGGACACTGATAGCTGCGTGGGCTGGAGAACATAAAGGCGAATTACTAAGCGCGCTGATTGCCGCGATTATGGCATTACTGCGCGGATGGTATGCCGGTGGTGGCCGAACTCAACGAATGCTTGATGCTGCTATGTGCTCAATTATCGCTTGGTTCTTGAAAGATATATTGGTGCTACTAAGCATCGACCAAGGTTGGGCAATGGTGTCGAGTGTGTTTATCGGCTACCTCGGCACTGACTATATCGGTTCGGTGCTTAAGCGCATCGTTGGCAATAAGACAGGGGCTGGCAATGCAAATCAGTGATAACGGAATAAACAAAATTAAGGCCGAAGAGGGTGAAAAGCTCATTGGCTATAAAGACTCTCGCGGCATTCCAACTATCGGTGTTGGTCATACTGGTGTAGTTGATGGAAAGCCGGTTGCCCTTGGTAGAGTTATCACCAAAGAAAAATCAACTGAGCTGCTTCGTTCTGATTTGTCCTGGGTTGAAAAGTCTATCGCAACTAACGTGAAAGTCCCTCTTACTCAAAATCAGTACGACGCACTATGCAGCCTGATATTCAATATCGGCGCGAGTGCTTTTGCTGATTCTACGGTACTAAAGCGTCTTAACGCTGGCGATTACAAAGGGGCTGCTGATGCATTCCTTATGTGGAAAAAAGCCGGCAGTGACTTAAATATCCTGTTGCCGCGCCGTCAGCGAGAGAGAGCGCTGTTTCTATCATGAATCGGTCAACTGAAATACTCGGTGCTGCGTTAATAATCCTAATTTCTATTCTTGGATATTTCCAAAGCAGAGTTACGACGCTAAAGCGTGATGTGGCAGAAATAACGGCAGTAGCCAATCAGCAGAAGAAAGACCTGCAGCTCATCGAAACTCAACGCCAGACTGTAGCGGCTATCGACATCAAGCAAGCAAAGGAGTTGGCAGATGCCAAATCTGAAAATGATCGTCTTCGTGCTGCTGTCGCTGCTGGTAATAAGCGGTTGCAGCTCAACGCAACGTGTGGAAAGGGTAACTCCTCCACCACCTCCGGCAGCCCTGATGCAGAAAGCCCCCGACTTACAGCAGATGCTGAACTCAATTATTGGCGTCTCAGAGACGGTATCGCAACCATCACTAGTCAAGTGAATGGACTGCAGGACTACGTTACTAACGTGTGCCTGAAATAACCAACAGGATAAATCATGACTGAAAAAACCGCAGAAGAAATCAAGAGTGATGCAATAGCAGCGATGCAGGAATACTTCCCGAACGGCGGCAGAGATTGGGAAAGCGTTAGCGAATTATTCGATGCTATTCGTGATGGGAAAATCCCTCATGTAGAAATTTCAAAATAACGATGTCTTGGCACCCAGCATGGCATATCAATTGGCAGCGATTCAGATATTGGCGTGAGCAGATAGGGCTTGAGTCAGCTTATTCCAAGTTAAAGGTGGAGTACCAGCATGGCGAAAATACTGGCGTGCAAAATAAGCATTAAGTGGTGGGTAATTCCATATCTGCACACTTTAAATATTTTCTGTTTCATCTTCGCAACCGAACCAGACATTGATGCCATTGGTAACTTCATCGTGAAGCATGGCGTCAAGACAGTGATTGTTTAACCCCACTGGAGGTTGATTGCTATCTTGCTGACGGGCAAGCCGTAAGCGGTCCAGCAACGTAGAGATACATAGCGAAGACTGCGAACCAGAAATTGAAGCTCGACTTAGGTCGGGCTTTTTTTATGCAGTAAATCCGAGCGCCCGCAGCGCACAACCCAAGACCTGTTTGATGTAGAGCCTGAGAGGACCAGTTATAGCTGGCGAGCTTCTTGGGGCTAGTTCTCTATGCGGCAGGCTCTATTTCAAAAAGGTAAACGTATGACTTATCCAACCGTAATAGTAAACGGGGTATCCGTTCGTGTTGATAATGATGGTCGATATAGTTTAAACGATCTTCACGCAGCAGCAGTTGCAAAAGGGGAGGCTACAGAATCCCAGCGCCCCGGCGAGTTTCTTAAAAGCAAGCAGATAAAGAGATTTGTCCAAGCATTGAGCGATGCGACAAAAATCGCATCGACCAAAACCATTAAAGGTGGCTTTGAACAGGGGTCTTGGGGATTGGAATTGGTTGCTATTCGTTATGCGGCTTGGCTGAGTCCAATGTTTGAAATCCGCGTCTATAACACTTTCCGCGACGCAGTGATAAATGGCCTTGGTGCGATGAACCGACTAAATCGCCTGGATTTGATTATCAACTCTGAAGTTAAGGAAATAAGTTCCTGCGCCAGAAAGATGAACGGCTGGGGAGTGGGTGGACGAAAAAGGCTACTGCTTACAGCAAGAACTCGTCTCATTGAAAGCATTGATCCTGACATGGTGGCAATCATGGAAGGGAAAGCGTAATTGCGGATCGAGAGCCACTTTCACAACGGCTCTCAATCATTGCAAAATCAAAATAGAAGGAAAGCAAAATGACACAACAAGTAGTTGGTGCATCAGGCGTGCCGGTAACAGTGCCAAGCGTGAGTGACATCCCTGCATCGGTAACTCCTGGTACTGCGTCACAAATTCAAGTGGGTACTGACACAGTGGCCAGAACATGGTCAGCAAAGATTATTCATGATGAGATTGCTCGTCAAATAGCAGCTATTCCTGCTGCATAATTACCAACTGACGATTCATTAATATCGCCGAGTGAGAAACCCTCCGAGGGTGAAAAGTAGGATGTGCTGAAAATGGGAATTTTACTAAAGCGGGTAGATGTAGAAGTCATATATCCAGATGGAAGAGTGATTAACGGTTACTCCAGATGCTTCCCAGATAACACGCGGCAGGTTCTTTATCAAATCTGGATTGAAGAAAGCGGTGACATATCATACATCGTCAATATGAATCTAGCGGAAAGCATAAAACTAACTCCCACATTTGAGAAATAAAAATGGCAAAGCTCACCGACAAACAAGATTTCACTCAAGGCGAGATAAACACCATGCGGTGTGCGCTTGCGGAGTTTAGGGAAAGAATGAGCCGTGAAGGTGCCCTTGGTAACGATGAGTGCGGCGAGGACATACGGAAAGGATATCTCCTAAACGCTAGGAAGCTATTGAACTGGGTGTCTTATCTCGGATAGAGGATTAATCATGGCTAGGCCAACCAAGTACCAGAAGGCGTATGCCGAGCAGGCTCGCAAACTGTGCTTGCTTGGATATACGGACAAAGAGTTAGCTGACTTTTTCGAAGTAAACGAAGCCACAATTAACCGTTGGAAAAGAGACCATAAAGAGTTTTGCGAGTCCATAAAAAAGGGAAAGGACATTTCTGACGGCAATGTGGTTGATAGCTTGTACCAGCGGGCTATGGGATTCGTTGCTCCCGATCTCGACATTCGAGTTATCAACGACAAGATAGTTAAAACCGAAGTCACTAAGCATTACCCACCAGACACTGCGGCAGCCATATTCTGGCTCAAGAATCGGCAGAAGAAAACTTGGCGAGACAAAATTGACCACAGCATAGAAGGCGCTGATGGCGGCCCCGTTCAGGTTGTCAACTTCACACCCGCTGATTATGCAGCCGCCTCTAAATTACTGGAGGACAAACTAGACGGGTTGGATTGATATGGCAAAAGTTATTGAATGGGATGACTTGTCATTTCTTGAGCGCTTGGCGCTAAAGCGTAAATCCTCCAAATCGTTTCTTAACTTTACCCGCATCTGGTTTGAATTGATTCAAGGGGACCGGTTGCTGGTTAACTGGCACCACCGGTTAATGGCTTCCAAGATTGATGACTTGATTGCTGGGCGACTTAATCCCCGGAACCTGATTATTAATATCCCCCCAGGTGGCACAAAAACAGAATTCTTCTCTATACACTTTCCAGCCTATGTTAACGCTCTTGTTCAAGAGGGCCAGTTAAACCGGTTCCGAAACTTGAATGTGTCATTTGCTGACACGCTGGTTAAGCGTAACTCACGCCGGACACGCGACATTATCGCAAGTAAGGAATATCAAGAAATATGGCCTTGCTCATTTGGTGTTAACCAGGCCGAAGAGTGGGAAATTCTTAATGACCGTGGACGCTCGACCGGTCAGACAATATCACGCTCAAGCAATGGACAAATAACCGGTGGGCGCGGTGGTTACTACGGTGAAAAGTTCTCAGGTGTTGTAATGCTTGATGACTACAACAAGCCTGTAGACATGCTGAGTGAGTCGCGCAGGAATAGCGCAAATACCTTGCTGGTTAACACCATTCGATCTCGTCGTGGTGATAAGTCCAAAGAGCATCCAACGCCGTTCTGTTCGATACAGCAACGACTACACACTAGCGACGCTACAGGGTTCATGCTTACTGGCGGGATGGGTGTTAATTTTCACCACGTTGCAATCCCTGCACTATTGAATGAGAAATACATTCAAGGACTGGCAGAGCCTTGGCGCTCACTGTGCTGGGATACCGTAAAAGACACCGAATCGGTTGTTATTGGTGATGAGCGATATTGGTCGTACTGGCCCCAGATGGAATACGTTGGTGACCTTGCCGCGCTGTGGGAAAAGGACCGGTATACATTCCTGTCTCAGTACCAGCAAAACCCAATGGAACTAACTGGCGGCATCATTGATACCGGATGGTTCCAGACCTATACCACGCTTCCTGAACTTACTCACCGCGCTGTTTACGTCGATACCAACAGTGGAAAGGTAGAGGACTGGCTTGACTATACAGTGTTCACCTTGGTTGGCATGGGAGTGGACGGCAAGCTATACATCATCGACGTGGTTCGTGGTCGCTGGGACCCTGAGGACTTACTGCGAAAGGCAGAGGAGCTTTGGGAGAAATGGCGGCTAAGCGGATCTGTTCGCATCATGCCCATGCGTCACATGGCTATTGAAGAGAAGCAAGCGGGGCAAGGACTGATAGCAACTCTCAAAAAGAGAAGCGCTACTTCAGGGCAGATGAGCATCCCAGTTAAAGAAATACCTCGCGGTGCCGGCCAAAACAAACTGGTTCGTTGCCTCAACGTCATACCTCAAATCAAAACCGGAAAGGTCTATGTTCCTGCAACCCACAATCAAGATGGTGCTGCAATCACGCATGTCTATTACGAGGATGGAACTATCGCCGGTACAACCTCTTGGGTACTGACGGCGATGACCGAATGTGCGGCCTTCTCTGCCGACGATAGCCATGACAATGACGACATCCTGGACACTTGGATGGATGCCATTGACGACAATCTCATATCAGGTCGAATGCCAATGCAAATTGACCCTTCCCAACTCAGGAGAATTTAAGTGTGGCCCTTTAAAAAGAAAGAAGTCGCCGCGCCTGAGCCGGTGAAAGAACCTGAAAATGTTCAAATGAAGATTAAACCAGAGGCTGTGGCAGATGTATCAGCTAAGCCTCGCAAGGAGTTTCAACGGTACGTACCGCCAAAAGGTGTAATCCCTGAAGCAATAGAGAAAGGCATTTTGGCGATGGACGCCACGCCGTATGCTTCGCTTAACGATTCATATCAGGGTTACACCTATGGATATCCAGATACATTCCCCGGCTATCCATATCTCGCCACGCTGGCGCAGAAACCGGAATATCGCAAGATGGTTGGCACTCTGGCAGAAGAGATGACCCGTAAATGGGTGAAGCTCAAAACCGTGGGTGATGACGACAAGTCAGATCGCGTGCAGAAGCTCTACGAAGCAATGGAGAGATTCAAGCTCAAAGATCGCTTTCGTGAGTCAGCGGAACATGATGGGTATTTTGGCGGGGGCCAGATTTATATAGATGTTCAGTCAGCCAAGAATATTGCTGCATGGACTGACTCCGTCGAGCTGCAATCAAAGCTTTTCTTATCTGACAAAAAGATAAAGAAAGGAAGCTTAAAGGGCTTTACCGTTATCGAGCCAGTTTGGACTTACCCTGGCGTGTACAACACCGCTAACCCTATGAGTCCAGACTTCTACAAGCCGACAGAATGGTTTGTTATGGGGAAGACGGTCCACGCCAGCCGCATGATTGACTTTGTGTCTCGCCAAGTTCCTGACCTGCTAAAGGCGGCTTACAACTTCCGGGGATTGAGCCTGACGCAGATTGCAGAACCATATGTTAATAACTGGCTTCGCACCCGCGACAGCGTGAGTGACATGATCCACTCGTTCTCAATACCGGTAATTGGCACTGACATGCAAACAATTCTGAGTGGCGGCTCGGCTGACTCTTTGGTTTTTCGTGCTGAGCTATTCAATAGCTGTAGAGATAACAGAGGGGCATTCTTAAAAAACAATAACTCAACAGAACCAGAGACGGTTGAGTTTGTTAATGTCCCACTAGCTGGTCTCGATGCGTTACAGTCGCAGTCTCAAGAGCACATGGCGGCGGTTTCTAGCATACCGCTAGTCAAGCTGCTGGGTATCACACCAAGCGGACTTAACGCCTCTTCAGAAGGCGAGATTCGCGTTTTCTATGACTACATTCATGCACTCCAGCAAATCCTGTTCAAGGACAATCTGAAAAGAGCACTGGATATCATTCAGCTATCTGAGTTTGGTGATATCGACCCGGAAATCACTTTCGAGTTTGAGCCGCTTTATGAGATGAGCGAGAAAGAGAAAGCAGAGATTAGGAAAATCGATGCTGACACTGACGCAGTGTATGTAACCAATAGCGTATTGGCTGGTAATGAAGTTCGCCAGAAGCTGGCAGACGACCCAGACAGCCCTTACCACTCACTGGACTTAAGCGATGACCTCGAAATCGATGACGACTACGAAGAAGACGACGAGGAAGGTGAAGAAATCGACGCAGCAAACGCTGAGAGCAATTCAGCCTAATGCAGGAGTTGAGGCATGGTATCGCAGACAGCTTGATAATCAGGTCAGGGAGATGCAGAAGTCCGTTGTGTACTGGCTAACCGCAAACTACAAAGCGAGTGGCGCGGCGGTGGCAATGGATGCATCTCCAGCCGTGTTTATGCGCGATGCGATGCGAAAGCTAGCCAAACGCTGGACGAAGAGTTTCGACGATATTGCCCAGAAGCTGGCTGACAGATTCGCTACTGATGCAATGAGAAACACTGATGTGTCTCTTGGTAGTGCTCTGAAAGATGCTGGCTTTACCGTCGAGTTCAAAATGACCTCGCAGATGAATAACGCTCTCCAGGCAACCATATCCGAAAACGTCGGGCTGATCCGCTCCATCCCAGAGAAGTATTTCACCGAAGTTGAAGGGATGGTGATGCGTTCTGTGGCGCGCGGTCGTGACTTAGGTCATTTGACTGATGAGTTAGAGAATCGTTACGGAATAACGCGCAGACGCGCTGCAACCATCGCTCGCGACCAAAATAACAAGGCCACCTCCGTCATGCAGGCTGCTAGGCAGAAGTCACTTGGTATCACTGAGGGCATCTGGCGGCACTCGCATGCTGGTAAAGAGCCTAGGAAGTCTCACGTTAAAGCTGATGGTAAAGTTTTCGACCTCGATAAAGGCATGCTTCTTGATGACAAGTGGACAATGCCCGGCGAGGAAATCAACTGTCGTTGCACATGGTCGCCAATAATCCCAGGAATTACCAAATCGGAATAACACATGACTATCGAACGGTTAGCGTTTGACCGCGCATCCGTGCGCACAATCGACGGTAACGGACGACTTCAGATAGCAAAAACCAACATCAGCAAGGCCAATGTCTGCCCGTACTACGGAAAAGAGATTCCAAATTATGAATCGCTTGGACTTGAGCCAGACAAGATTTACCAACTCTGGCGACATCCTGATGAGCTGAAGAAAGCCGCACCAACATTCAACAACATCCCCGTATTAAACCGACACGTCCCTGACTTTCCATCTGACCCGCCTCGCGACTATCGCGTAGGTGCGACTCACTCTAACTGTGAGTTTGACGGAACGTACCTGACTATCGGCATGACCATCTATGACGAGTCAGCAATGGCCGGGATAGAGACGGGTGAGCAAAGAGAATTGTCTGCATCGTATCAGTACGTCGCAGATATGACCCCCGGAGAAACGCCTGATGGTGTGCCTTATCACGGCATCATGCGAGACATCGTGGGGAATCATGAGGCGTTGGTTGAAGAAGGCCGCGCAGGTAGCGACGTACTGGTCGCTGATTCACTACCTACAGGAATTAAAAGAATGTCAGAACTTACCAAAAAGGTAATGGCAGCCATCGCGCCTCTGCTGGCGAAGGATGCAAAGCCAGAAGAAATAGAAGCGGCAGTCGAAAAGGTGGCTAAAGACGAAGAAACTCGCGCTGAACGCGATAACGAATCAGAAGCAGAACGACTGAAACGAGAAGAAAAAGAGTTAAAAGAGCGTGAAGAACGTGAGCGTAAAGACCGGGATCGCGACCGCGCTGAAGATGAAGACGAGGATAAGAAAAAAACCGCAGACGACGAAGATGACGAAGATGGCGAGACAGTCTCCAAAACGGCAATGGACTCAGCCATTCGACTGGCAGTAGATGGCGCGACCAAGGAAGCTGCTAAAAACTCACGCCGTGTCCGCGAAGCTGAAAAGATTGTTCGCCCCCTGATTGGTGATGTAGTGGCGATGGACTCCGCAGATGATGTTTACCGAACCGCTCTTGAGCAGTCAGGTGTTGATATCAAAGATGTACATCCTTCTGCGTACCCAGCTCTGGTTCAAATGGCTATTAGCCAGAAACAAAACTCACGTCCTGCCATTGCACAGGATTCCGCTTCCATCAGCGATTTCGAGAAGGCATTCCCTACCGCTGGCAAACTGAAACGAGGTTTCTAACATGGCAGGTTTTCAGAATTCAATTAATCAATACCCAGCACCCGGTGTTGAAGGCAGCTTTGCCAGCACTAACCCACACACCACCTATTTGGCGGGAGAGGGGGCATTGGTTGCTGGTGATGACGGCTTAACTGTTGGTCGTTTCGCATGGGACGTCAATGGCGTGGC